GTTGAGGCTGCCGTTACGCTGGCGCTGGGTCCACTCACCCGGGATCTCCGTGATCAGGATCTTTGTGTTTTTGTCCATGGATTATCTCCAGTCAGGCGCCGCCCTCCGGTGGCCGGTGGTGGCAATTTGGTTTTGGTTGAGGTATTACGGGTGACCGGCATGGAGCCGAATATTGGGGGCGCTATGAGTTATGAATGGTGGAGTTCTGCGCTAAAGTTTGTTGGGTATATCGGTATGGCTTTTGTGCTCGTTTCGACAGTAGGACTTGGCTTTGTCAATGACAAGCTTGATAAAATCAAAGATGGAAAAGTTGACGAATTGCTTGCCGGCAAAAACTCATTAATGGCTAGTGTCAGTGATTACAAGCATCAGGTTGAGGAAAAGCAAAAACAAATTGACGAACTAAAGGCTAAGGCTGCTAATGCATCGCGGGGGGTTTCGAAGTTTAGGCAGTTTAACGGAGTGCTTCGGGAAACGAGCGCTGGTCGTATGTCGCTTTCTGTTGGCGGTAGCTATGAGGAGTCCATTTTTCCTAAACTTGCGGCACTCTCACAGTCATCCAGTTGGGTTGATTTGGAAAACCTATGCACTGAAGGTATATCTAAGTCACCGGATTGGATGACACTCTATTTTTACCGAGGCCAGGCGCGAGCCAATCAAGGTAAACTAAAGGATGCCAAGTCCGATCTAGATTTTGTTATCGAAAACGTTGGCGATAGCCCTGAGTACTCAAGCGCTAAAGAGTGGCTTCAGAGTATTAATCAGCATTTGAATGTTCACTAGTAAAGTATCCCTCGCGACACTACTGCTTGATCTGATCAAGCAGTAGCTACCAACATCGGTCTTCCGAAGGGTTATTTTGGATCAAATGCGCCCAGGGACAACAAGGCAGCTTCACCGATGTTCCGTTGCAGTACAGCTTTGAATTCCTGTGCGATATCTTCGCGCTGGACCTCTTCTCCAACCCAGCGCAATTTCAGTACCGGCACCGCGCCGCTGGTGATAACCGAAAGTCGCAGGGTGATCTGTTGCTCGGTCAGGCCTTCGAACGGCACTGTGTGGAATTGCAACGACACCGGCAGGGTTTCTTTGCTGCGCGCCTCGATCTGGTCCATGGCGCTGCGGCTGGCGCCGGTTTCGCCAACAGTGGTTTCCGATTCGCTGGACGCCTTGATAGTGATGGTCCGGACGGCGGCAATGGCTTTGGCCACCGGTATGGCGTTGCCGGCGTCGTCAATCGGGGTGAGGTACTGGTGCCAGTCTTCGATCCAGTCGCTCAAATCTTTCTGGCAGATTCCGCGACCGCCGATTTGCTGGGCGGCCGTGTAACCGGCGGTGGGCTTCAACTTGAGGACGGCGCGGTCATCTGCGTGGCCGGGTGCTTCGGCATTGCCAAGGTTGAACAACAGAGCGCAGCTCATTTCGTCCTGATTGATGAATCCCTGAGCGCCTGGCGCTGCGCGCTGAACTACGTAGACGGCGAAATCATTCAGCGAATGGGTGCTGTAGGTGCCACGGAAGCGGCTGCGACCGGCCTGGAAGCGTTCCAAGTCGACCACTTTCGCGTCTTCCGACAGGACCACAGTAGGGATCAGCGTCGCGAGCGTCTTGCCGGCGGCGTCCAGGGCATTAGCGTTGATGAGCTGGAGTGCGTCTTTGGTAAGTGACATCGGTTATTTCCTTGGGTTGCGGAAGGGAGGGATGAGCGAGGTAGATCAGGTACGCTTTGGGATTGGCGCGTCGTCGCGGCTGAAAAGCTGGTCATGCTTTTCCGCGAAGAGGGTCACGCGGCCGCCGGTGCCCACGTGCATGGGCGTATCGAGGGTGGTGTTTTCGCTCCGGGTGCCGCGCTTTGTCGGCACCTTGTACTCAAGCTTGTGCTTGATCTTCACCTGGTGCGATTCGCCGATTTGGCTGAAATCCAGGGTGATCACCACCTTCCCGGCCTTGCCGTGGTCAACAACACCGGCGGCTACTTCGGAAAGGGCGTGGCCGATTTGGCTGGCGAAGGCGCCCCCGTTGAGCTCTTCAAGAAACTCTGCTGTATCTGTTGCGGTGGACATGGCTGTTTCTCCGGGATGGCCTGCAGGCCGCTGGGTGGGAGGTTGAATTGAGATTGGCGAATGCGCTGGCGCACCTGGTTGTTGATGCGCTTCACGGGCTGTCGGTGAACTTGAAGCCGTTCTCTCTCGCAATGAGCCGGGCGCGCTTGTGGTCGATGCCGAGCGCAGCCGCCTTGTTGATCGACGTGCCGCTCTCGGCCAGTTGCTTGAGCTCGGGAGCGAGCTTGTCCCGTTCGGTGCGCAGCTTGTTGGAGCGGGCGCACTTGATCGGGCCGCCGACTTCACCGCTGACGCCGCTGGCAATCTGCTCGGCCTTGTTGCCGGCGCCGAAGAATGCATCCATCTGGCGATGCAGATCCGCGATCACTGTGTTCCGAGGGTTTGCCATCGGGACGCCGATCATTGCGACCACCCTTCAATGTTGATCTTCTTGCCGTCAGCGCGGGCCTCCAGCACCTGGGCGCGGTTGATCGCTGCCTTCCAGGTGAAGCAGATGCCCATGACCTTGCCGGTGGAGCGCTCGACGACGTGGTAGGCACCGGTACCCTTGTTGACCACCTGAAAGCGAACCTCCTGCGCGGGTTGTTCCTTGCCGATCATGGCGTACATCACGCCGGTGGCGATTGTTGCGCGGACACGGAGGGCTGCGAGCCCTTCGGAGCGTGCTTGCATTGATGGGTGCATGTCTTGTCCCTCGGTGTTGGGTTGCGTTTATTCGTCAGCAGCCTGACCGCCTGCTGGTTGCCGTTGGGCGCAGGGGAGGGTGCTGACGGATAAAGGCGAGGCGTAAAAAAGCCCAGTCGAAACCGGGCTTTTACCTCCTACGTAACAAGCCAGCGGGGCCATCTGGGCTGCGCTGGTATCTGTGCGTTTACATGGCTGCCAATCCTCCGTTTTTCGCTCACTGGGTTGGCAGTGGCCACCGTTCTCAAGGGGTGTTGCATGCAGGTGGGCGGTTATAGGCCGCGATTTCGTCCGCATCGGGGTGTGATCTGTCGTCCGGTCTTGGCTGCCCGGCTTGCTGGCTTTCGCCTCCAATTTTCCTCCGCTCCGGCTTCCCATCTCTGGGCCCACCCATTGCGGGGCAAACAGATCACACCCCGATGCGGCCTGGTGCTGGGGAGTACCAGGAGCTCGGGCCGTCTTTCCGGCTGTCATCCAAGGCTCGGCATGGATCCGCCCGTAACCCGCTGCTGATTGCAGGCCGTAGGTCGTCTTTGTTTGGGCGTTGCGCTTCCTCCCCGCCACCTCAATCAGCATCTGTAGGTGGTGGATCAAAGGTTCGTACAACATGCACGCTGCAGCGCGGTGTGCCCGACTGGAGTGGGGCAGGGTGCATGAGGTCCAGCGTTCCCAGCCGAGGCTATCGGGACCGCTAATTCGATTCGGTGTCTCTCCCTTCTGCCGCTGGGATTCGCGGGGCGCATTGCTTGCCGGGTCGTTCACTCGGTTCTGGCGTTTCACCATCGAGCAGCCGTACAGGTTTTCCTGTCGTTGGCAGGCTTTCGGGCCTGTCTGCTCGCCGGTCGCCGGTAGAGGCAATGCGGTCTGTTGTTTGTTGCGCTGGTTGTTAAAGAGCGGCGGGCTGTGAGGCCTTTGCGAGCCCCTGTTGGGTGACTCGATGAGGCAAATATGAACTATAGGTTCACATTGCGTCAAGTACCAAAAGTACATAATTTTTTGCTGGTTCAATTTCGAGTTCATACAAAGCTGACCTGCAGGGGATTTACGACGAACCAAAGGTTCGCTATATTTACTTTTGCGTACTGGATATATGTACAGTATTTAATTGGGGTGGAATTTCATGGCGAAGAAGCAGGCGGTACCGGCAGCACGGCAGGAAATGAGCGGCATGGCACGCCTGGGGTTGCGCGTCTCATCGATGATCAATCACCCGATCGCTCAGGAGCGCCGCGAGGTGACAATTCACCGCCTAGATACAGACGGGGATCGAGAATGGGAGGAGGTGCTGAGCGTGATCGCTGATACGGACGAACTGGAACTGACCCTCAATGACGACGGCAGCGTGACGGTGAGGTGGGAACAGCAGGAAGTTGAGGTGGCGGGGAAGGGTGAGCCGGAGCTTGAGCTAGAGGATGAGTCGGCGACTTTCTGAAGTACAAAAAGCCCGCTCAGTGGCGGGCTGCGGGCTCAGATCGGGAAAAACGGATACAAGAAGCCCGGCGCTGGGCCGGGTGATTCTGGCACTAGCTGAAAAGGAATTTTGCCGCAGCGCCTATGACGATGCCTGCGATAGTTGCGCCAACGGCAATCCCGCCCATGTACCTCGCAAGAGTCCTTCGAATTTCATGAACATCGGTATTCACGGTCTTCAAGTCACCCTTAATGCTTGAAAGATCGGACTCAATCCGCCCTAGGCGATAGTCCGAGGCCTTATCCCGCTCCGCTTGGGCTGCTAGAAATCCAGAAAACTTTTCATCCAAGGCTTTATCGCGAGCAGCTTGCTCCGCTCGGAACGATTCCTGGCGCAAATCCATCTCCCGACGAAGCTGATCGTCGCGAAGCTGGAGCTCATGGCGGTAGTCAGTAGATGAGGTCATGAAATCAGTATCGCTCTGTTTGACCGAACTGTCATCATTTGGCAGATTTTCAGGATACAGTTTAGGGGGCAATCTGTCGGTGGTGAAGATTCGATTGTTTCGTTTCCGTTGTGAAAGCTGAGCCACTTGCGATGCCGCAATACTTGTCCAGTCTGGCGTGCTCGGCCCCTTGCCAAGGCCTTCAGAACCCTTAAATATATCCGGATTGATAGGGTCTAGATCGACGAACGTCAGCAATTAGAACTCCTCGATCGCGCCAGGTATCGCATCATTAAGCAATGAGTGCTGCCTCACAAACTTACACTTGGTACAAATCATCACCAGTACTGGAAGACCTGTCATGTACATATCGCCGGTTCCGGTTCCCCATGGTAGGGCATTTCCACCGATAGATTGAGCATTTGGTATTTCCCAGGCATCCGTTTCGCATACTGGGCAGGTCACAGGGATTTCGTTGGTGCCGAAGAACTCCAAGACCTTCTCGATATTAATTCTTCGCCGTTTAACTTCAGTTGCTTCGCTCATCAATCTTTCCTTAGAAGTTTTTACAGCGTTCAGTTGAATGAATTAACTGGCTTTGCCTCGCACAATCCTTCCCGCCTTAACCTCATCTGCATACCCCGCCAGCCTGTCTAAGCACTCATGCAGCTTTCCGATCTTCTCCATGGCCGCTAGGAACTCAGGTTCGGCTTTAGTCTTGGCCTCACGGAAGATATCCTGTGCAGCATCGTCGAACTGTGCCGCAGCCTCTTTCAGGTCACGGCGCAGTTGCTGGTTGGGCTTGGTGAGGGGCATGGGTTACACCAGGTTGGCGTTCCAGACGAGCAGCACGCGCGCCTGGATGTACGTTTCATCAAGAAAGATATCCTCGGCCTTGTGCTTCCGATTGTCCGACAGCATCTTGAATTTGTCCTTGCCCTTCATTTGCAGGCGCTTGATGTACTGAAAGCCCTGGTACGAGAAGAAGTAGATCCCGTCGCCAACAAATTCTTTGATGCTGACATCGACCAGCAGCGGATCGCCATGCTTGATCGTTGGAGTCATAGACTGCCCCCAGCCGGTGATCATCTTAAGATGGAAGTGCTCTTTGAACTCGACGCCCATGGCTCGGAGCTGGGAAGGGCTAACGCGCACGTCCTGGAGCATCTCAGGAAAGTCATGAGCGATTTCGCCGCCGCCCAAGGCTCCGCGCACGTCATAGTGAGCAATCCATACTTCGTCGCCGACCTTTCCAGGCCTGTAGGCGTCATTCACTAGAATGCCGCCAGCGGCTTCAACCTCGTCGCCCTCTGCGACTGCCAAAAGCTTTCGCCGAAGTTCGTCAGGCAGCCCTTTACCAGCAAGCATTTCGCGGACTTTGTCGGCCGAAGTGGACGTACGCTCAGGGGATGCTGGGCTGACTGATAAGTCGGGACCATCACCAGATGCATGCTGCAGCCATTCTATTTTTACGCCGAGAAAGGATGCGATTGCCTGCATCTTTGCCGGGCCCGGGATGGATTCACCATTCAGCCATTTGCTCGCAGCCTTCGGCGTAACTTTGGCTATTTCTGCAAGGCGTGCACCCGCACCCCATTGATCAATGCCCTTGGCGGCTACTGACTTCTTGAGGCGAGAGGCAAAAGCAGCGCGAATATCTTCTATCTGAACCATAGGTTCAATATCGCACGCCCTTGCATGTACTTTCAGTTCCGACATAATATGTACTGCAAGTTCATATTTGACTCGGAGGCCTTATGCGGCCGCTTAAGAAATCGATTGATGATGCTGGTGGTGTTCCATCCGTGGCTCTGGCCTGCGGGAAGACCCCGCGCGCTATCTACAAGTGGCTTGCTGCCGACGCTCTGCCGCGCACCGAGTACACCGGCGAAACCCAATACGCCAAGAAAATCGCAGAACTGGCTGCCGCCAATGGCAAGCCGTTCGAACCCGCCTGGCTGCTTGCCGAGGCACACCCCAAAAAATCCGCCGCTTAACCCTATCGAACAACCAAGGAGCCTCACCAATGGCAGATGAAGATCGCTTAAACGAAAAGCACGTCAACCAGATGAAAGTTCTGCTGGATGACAAGTACCTCGGCCTTCTGGATTACGCCGCGCAAATCCACGGAACGAAGAAGTCTGTTCTGGCCCGCGAAGTTCTGAAGTCCTGGCTGCTCGATCTTGTTGGCAATTCTATCCGTGACGACCGGGCTGCCTAAAGCGAAACCGTAGGGACCCAATAGGGACCACAAAGGGACCGGAGGGCATATGCCAGAAGAACAGAAGGGCATGGACCTTGACGAGTTGCTTGATCCGGATGAGTTGCGATTGTTGATGGCGGAGGCGGCAAAGCGGGGGATGACCCCGGCTGAGTTGGCGAAGCACGGAATTCAGCAGGAGTTAACGAGAAGGACCAGGCCGAGAGCCATGAGCGGGACGATTCAAGCGTTCCGCAGGAAAGACTGAAACACCAAATGGCAGGCATAAAAAAACCGCCTGGCAGGGCGGTTATTTCAACAACTTGTAAAACACAGTGGGGCCATTATGAACATCAATACCGCTCCAGGCAATACCCGACCTGTCGCGACACTTTTCGAGCAACAGCAAAGCGTGTCGCGACACACCATGTCTTCCCGCGAGATCGCCGAACTGACCGGAAGCACGCACGACAATGTGCTGAAAACCATCCGGGCCTACATTTCCAGGGGTGTCGTTTCTTCAAACGACACCCCTTACATCCACCCGCAGAACGGCCAAGTGTATCGCGAGTTTCTCCTTTCCCAGCGCGACACCCTGGTGGTGGTCTCCGGTTACAGCGTCGAACTGCGCGCCCGGATCATTGATCGCTGGCAGGAGCTGGAGGCGAGGGCGGATCAGTTCCAGATTCCGGCGACCTACGCTGAGGCACTGCAGGCCGCCGCCGACCAGGCCAAGGAGAACCAATCGCTTCGCCTCGTGATCCTTGACCAGGCGCCGAAGATCGCTGCTATCAAGCGACTGGCGTCTGCCTGCGGCTCGATCTGCATCAGCGATGCCGCCAAACAACTTCAGGTCCCGCCCTCGAGGCTTTTCCAGTGGATGGAGAAGAATCGGTGGATTTTCCACCGCGGCGGGTCCAAGCGTTGGACTGCCTACCAGCCTCGAATCACATCCGGCTATCTGGTCCACAAGGTCACCGCGCTGAAAAGCGACCCGGAGACCGGTGGGGACCGTGCCGCCTTCCAGCCTCTCGTAACCCCGAAAGGCCTGGCCTACCTGGCCGAAAAGAATATCGGAGCCTCGCTGTGAGTGTTCAAGCAATGTCCTGGGCGCTCTCTCTGCCCACTGAAACCCTAAAAGACTCGAGCGCGCGTCACGTGCTGTTGTGCCTGGCCAACTATGCCGGTTCGAACGGAACAGGGGCCTTTCCGTCCGCCTCTACCCTGGCCCAGGACACAGGGCTTTCCGAGCGCACTGTCCGTTACAAGCTCGACGACCTGGAACAGTCCGGGCTGATCAAGAAAGGCAACCAGGCGATCGCCGCGGTGCACATTGATCGCCACGACCGGCGGCCGATCGTCTATGACCTCCAAATATTGCGGGGTGCAAATCCTGCACCCCGTTCAAAACGGGGTGCAGATGACGCAACGGGGTGCAACTCACAACAGAACGGGGTGCAGCCTGGAACAGAACGGGGTGCAGCAGCTGCACCCAATCCATCACTTAACCATCAAGGAACCGAAGAGCAGCAGCAGCGCGAGCTTTCGGACTTGATCGATGAGCAGGAGCGCCAGGCGCTGGACCCGCAGGATGATCGCCAGCGCTTCGCAATGTTTGCTGACTTTGAGCCCTCGGTAGATGCGCTGCAGACCCAGCTGAAAATCGCCGGTCTGCCGGCTGACGCCCTGACCGCCGAACTGCTGTCGGGCTTCAAGGGTTTCTTCGTCGCCAAAACATCCGTTCTCGATACCGCCGGCGGCTGGTGTTTCAAGCTGGTTGGCTGGATCAAACGAGAACGTGCCCAGGCCACCGGAATATCCACCAGCGAGGAAGGTTCAGCCGGTGAAGACTGGGCAGCGAAGGGGGTGCGCCTGTGAACCGATCAAACAAACCTGTTGTGGCGAGCCAGCTGGTAGCTCGCCGTCAATGCGATCCCGCCTACCAAGGCCCTGATCAATCCCCAGTCGTGGTGGCTGTTGACCCAGCTACCCAGGCAGTTATCGACGATCTGTTCCTGCGGCTGCGCGGGGCGTGCGGCGCCTGGCGCCAGTCCTGGCCCACCGAGGCCGTCATGAACGCTTCGAAGCTTGAGTGGTTGGGCGAGTTCATGCGCTCCGGCATTACTCGGATGGAGCAGATCGATCACGGCATGCGCGTCGTGAGTGCCAGCAAATCGGCTTTCGTGCCTGCCCCCGGCGTTTTCGTCAGCTGGTGTTTCGCCCCTGAGGGCCTGGGGCTGCCCAGCGTTGAGTCTGCTTACGCCCAGGCTCTTCGAAACTGTCACCCGGCCATGCGTGGCTGCGAAAAGTGGTATCACCCGGCCGTTTACCACGCCACGGCTGCTGCGGGCTTCCACAGTCTGTCGCTGCTGTCTCGCGAGCTTGGAATGGCGAGCTTCGAAAAGCACTACTTGATCCAGTGCCGGCGCATCTGGCAGGGCGAGCAGTTGAGCTCGGTGCCGGTGGCGGAGGTTGGCCTGGAGCCCAGGATAACTCCGGAGGTTGGGAATAAGGCGTTGGCCGAATTGCGCGCCCGCCGCGCCGGTGGTGCCCAATGAGCAAGCTCACGAATGCCGCACGCGATCGAGACTGCCAGGTTCGGTTTCCGGGGTGCGGCTGCAACTCGTCCACCACCGTCCTGGCGCACTACCGCCTGGCCGGCACCTGCGGCATGGGCATGAAGCCCAACGACTTCCAAGCGGCCTGGGCCTGCGGCTATTGCCACGACATCGCCGACGGTCGCCTGCGCGCACCCGGGGAGCTGACCAAATACGAGATCCGCTTGTTCCTCGCTGAAGGCGTCATGCGCACCCAGGACATCCTGATCAGCGAAGGGAAGGTGAAGCTTTGAAGCTCAAAGACAATATGGAAATTCAGGCTGAGGCACTCAAGCGCATCGGATTCCCTCCCCGAATGGATCCTGCGTCACTGACTACTCCTAACTTTTACCGCTTGCTTGAGCAAATGACTGTTCTCAAAGAGCGAGCCGGCCCCTGCCAGAATGTGGTGATCTGCAGCGCCTGCTCAGCCGTGCACGACTGCCCATTTGGTGCGCATCACGAAAATGCTTTCGATCATCGCCGCGTGTGTGGCTCGTGTGGCAGCCGCGCTGGCTTTCGTGATGTGGTCGGGCGCTGGGTTACTTTTTCTGAAACATGGAAGCCTTGGACCTGGGGGGCGGGCTGCTGGGCATTCGATTTCTGCACTTCTCCCGGACATCAGCCGGATGGAAAAAAGGTGGCAGCGCAATGAAGCAGCTCACCGTGAAGCCATTCAGCCCGAAGCCGGCGCGGGCCAAGGCCGTGGACCGTGAGGGTCTGGAGCAGGCCGCCTTGATCAAGGAAATCAGCCGGCGCTATCCAGCCGCCGCGAAGCTGATCTACCACGTCCCGAACGGTGGGCACCGGCACAAGCTGGTAGCGGTCAAGCTGAAAGAGCAGGGCGTTAAGGCTGGCGTTCCTGACCTGGTGCTGCCCATGGCCCGCGGTGGCTACTTCGGCCTGTACATCGAATTCAAGGCCCGGGCTCCGTATGACGCCGCCGTGTCCCCGGCCCAGGACGCATACCTGCAGGCGCTGACCGATCAGGGTTACCTGGCCATCGTTTGCCGCGGGCACGTCGACGCCATTGAGGCGATCCGCGCCTACCTACTTCAACCACAAACGAGGGCTGCAGCATGAGCCATAACTTCAAGCCCGGCGACCTGGCACTGGTGATATCCGGAGGGTACATGGGCGAGACGGCTGAACTCGTTCGATTCGTGCTGCCAGGCGAGGTGGTGGTCTCTCCGGTGACAGGGAAGAAATATCAGTTCCGCCCAGCTGCGGGTATCGGGGGGTGGATGTGCCGATTCCGGGGTGAGTGGGCAATCAAGCACGAGAAGAATCTGATGCCCTTGCGCGGCCAGTTCACCCCTGAGCGGCTGAAGTCTCACGAGGTGCCCGCATGACGACCGCTGCCGTGAAGATCACCGACGCCGAAATCAAGCGCCAGGCCGCTGGCGAAGCTCGCGACCTTCGCGACATCGAAGCCCGCGGTCTGTACCTGCGCTTCGCGAAAGACCGCGCCCGGGCCTCCTGGTACCTGGTGGTCAGAGGAGAGTGGAAGCTGATCGGCCGTTACCCGGACCTCAGCGCTAAGCAGGTCGCCGCAGCACTGCCAGGCATTCGTCTGCGCCTGGATGCCGGGGAAGGCTCCAACCTGTCGAAGTGGCTGCTGGTGGGCGAGTTGTTGGACTGGTATGCCGACCGCATGGCCCGTGACCGGAGCCTTTCGAGCAAGCGCAAGAAGACCGGTGCCTCGCTGATCAAGTGCCACCTGAAACCGCTGCTGGGCGCTGTGCCGCTGGCCTCGGTTGATAAATCCACCCTGGATGACCGGTTCATGTGGCCGGCCCAAGAGTCCATCGGCATCGACTATGTGCGCTCGGCGTTCCAGTTGCTGGCCCTGGCCTTCCGCCAGGCATTCAAGCTGCGCCTGATCACCAGCAACCCAATGAAGGATGTGAAGTTCAGCGACTTCTCGAAGACCAAGGTCGGGGTTAAGCCGTCGCGGCTGCGTGTCACCCAGCTCCAGGACCTGCTGATCCTGCTGCGCGACTCCATGGCCATTGCCCCGGCTGACGCCATGCTGGCCCTGATGATGCTGTGCCACGGCACCCGGATCGGCGAGACCCGTCAGGCGCAGTGGTCGCACATCAGCCTGGCAGAGCGTGAGTGGTTCATTCCAGCCGAGAACACCAAGACCGGTGTCGAGAATCACCTGCCGCTGACCGACCAAGTTCGTCAGCTGCTGATCACCTACCGCGACATCCAGTGGGCCGGCGGCTATGACGGCCAATTCCTGTTTCCGTCCCGCAAAGGCAAGTCGCTCAGTGAGGGCCAGGCCAGTGCCGTGTTTACGCGCCTGGGCCAGGGTGAATGGACAAGCCACGACCTGCGCAAGGTGGCCCGGACTGGGTGGGCAGACATCGGCATCGACCACCTGATCGGTGAACTGCTGATCAACCACGCCATGGGCCACAACGTGAAGGTGTACATCCAGTCGGACGTGATGGCCCGCAAGCGTGAGGCGCTGGATCGGTGGTGCGCATATCTAGACGCGAAGGGTTTTAAGCGCATTCACGACTTGACCGGCTTTAGATCGGGAGATTCCGGTAATGCCACGGAAGCCGCAGAACATAAGGGCTGCAAGGCCATTCAAGAAACAACCATAGGCGAGGTTTAAAAATGATGATTCTGCTCGAAAGGCGCACCGGCCTCGCCGTGAATCCCGCCGATGTCAGTTCGGTGTTGATCCGCAGTTCCAACGGCTGGCAGGTGCTCGACGTGAAGATGCTGACGGGTGATCGGCACCTGGTCAGGCACACCGCCCATTGTTCGGACGGTGACGACATTTACGCGGTGCACAAGCAACTGCTGGAGGCCAAATGAGCAGGTCCCACGGCCCGGCATTCCGCGCCGCCATGCTCGACCTGGCCAAGTGCCCTGCATGCCGTGGTCGAGCGGTGATCAACGGCGTCTTCCATGAGATGGCCTGCGTACAGTGCAACGCCTCGGGCTGGGTCACTGCCGAAACAGGTGAGGTTCTGCCGCTGGAGGTGCTGGTGACGCAGCTGAGCTTTCGGCTCCAGGCGGCCGAACATCAGATCGCACAGTTCAACTGCTTCAAACCTGACGGTGCAGAAGCGCAATACAACGAGAACAACCGCCGCGGCGCCGGCGGCACCAACTTCACAGGGGATTGAGCCATGGCTATGTATAAGGACGTGATGGGCACCCTGGTGCGGGTGCTGGCAGCGGACAACATCGACAACAGCACCAAGCAGTCATGGCAGAAGCTGATTGACGCTGACCTTCGCCAGGGCGGCACCGGCAGCACGTTGTCAGTGCGCGACAAGTTCGATTACGACTGCTGCCTCTATGCGCTGCTGCATCGTCAGCTTGAGCCGGCTCAGTGGGATGTGCTGGTGGCCAAGTATTCGACCCACAAGGCCAACAAGGTCAGCGCCATCGGCCGGCTGGTTGCCCGCATGGTCTCGCCGGCACCTCAACTTTTCATCTATAAGGCGTTGACGGCCTGGGCCATCCCGAAGCTGAAGGGCGTGCAGGTTGGCAAGCGCTCCACCGACATGATCGTGCTGCCTGCCGAGTTCTACGACATGAACACCTGGGACCTGGCTGGCTCCCCGGAGCGCACACGACGCAATTGGCGAGGCGGAATCCACAAACGTTTGGAGCGGCTCGAGGAGCAGGCCGTGATCCACGCTACCGAGATATTCGACAGCGAACAAATCTTTGTAGATGCCGCTTGACCTGTTGGCCGACTGGCCGTAAATTAACCACATCCTGTCATTTCTGCGTGTGTAGGACTGACTAAAAAGAACCCGTCCATCGCGACGGGTTTTTTATTGCTCAGTGCTTTAGTATTTCGACAGCGCAATACTGCGCCAGCTCGAACGCTAAAGGACTTGAAATGGAATCGTTCATGGAAATGTGGGATGAGGACGGGCTGAAGCTCGCAGCCATCCCGTACGCAACCTTGAAATCTCTCGCACCGCTAACTGATGATCCAGACGCAACTCTGAAAGCATTGGGTCTGGATAGTGCGGAGCTGAAGTCCGCACTGCTCAAGGTTGTAGAGGTTCTGAAAAAAGAGAAGGTGTAATCATTTCTCGAAAGCGAGCCCGGCCTGGCGCCGGGTATTTTCGTTACGGTTGCACGCCCATGTAAGTAATGGGGGCCGTGCCAACAGCGTATGACGTTACGGCAGTCACCTCTAGTCGAAGACTGAAAAGAGTAAGAGCGTTCTCTAGGCTTTCTAGCTTCGACGTGTGCTCGAAATCAACCAGGCGCCCGGCAGCAGTTGCCGAGATTCCAAGTTTTTCCGCCAGGTCACCTCGGGTCATCTTGCTGCGAAGCATCATGTCCCAGAGCAGCGCCTTTGTGATGGTGATGACTGGAAGGCGCACGGGATGGTCGCCTCGGTCAGTTGGCTCAGGTAGTGGCTGCCGACGCTCCACGTAGATCGACAGCGCCAAGGTGATCCCCTCAACTGCATTTTCAAGCAGCTCTTCCAGGGTATCGCCGACGCTGTGCGCTTCCGGAACGTCCGGGCAGGACGACCAGTAATGCCCATTTTCTTCGTGGGCCACGATTTTATATACGTACATAGGTCCTCTCTTTAGGGCTGATGTTTCGCTCGTTCAAGTGGTTGGGGCCTCACTTGAGGCCCAGTTGTTTGATGATTTCCTTCCTAAGCCCTTCACCAATCTCTTTTGATCCGTGGCTTGGGAAGATCGTTTGGCGGTCCTTGTAGCGAATCTTGAAGTGGCTGCCTTTGGCTGACTTCGAAAACTCGACCCCTTGGGCCTCCAACCATCTCCTGAACTCGCTGTATTTCATCAACCCTCCTTTGTGTGTTGATGGACTCAGTATATAAACATAAGTGTTCAGTGTAAACACTTATGTTTAAGTGTTTTCTATTCAGGCCTAGACTTTGATCGGGACCTTTTCGTTTTCGGCCCTGCCACACCCATTACCCCGAACTGGGAGTGCTGCCGGGGCTGATTCAACTCGCTATGGAGAGAACAATGGCAGAACCAGCGAGCACAGCCGCCAGCGTAGTGCTGGTGAAATACGGCGTGGTCATGGCTGCATTCATCGGCTCGATCCTGTCCCTCGGTTTTCTAAAAGACCTTACCCGGGGGCAGGCGGCGACCGCTGTAGCCACGGGCTTCGGCTTTTCGGTTTACCTGACGCAACCAGTGACGCAGTGGCTTGCCCCCAAGCTCGGCCTTGCGGTGACTGATGATCTGTTGTGTGGCGTGGCATTCGTGCTTGGCCTGACAGCGATGAATATCATCCCGGCTATCAAGGCGTTCATAGGGGCATTCCCTGCGACGCGAGGTGCCTGACATGAACGCTTTCCTCGTATCGGCGATGAGTGCGGTTGATGCGTTCCTGTGCGTGCTTGTCGCCCTGGCGGCCTGCGACTACCTGCGCAAAGTTCGTCCGGTAGATCAGCCGCTTCTGTGCACAGCCTTCTACCTGGTTGCCATTGGCGCGTTCGGCGCGTTCGTGACGGCAATCCAGGGTCACTGGGTCAACCCGTTCGGCGTGATGCTTCATGCAGGCGTAGTGCTTTACGCCTGGGCCAGGCGCGGCCACGTATTCCAGTCAGTTTCGTAACCCGCCAATTGGCGATCATTTGAAAGGAGCCAGAAATGGCCGGTAAAGCAGATGCGACCGCTTGGGGTGTGGCCGTTAAAGCGGCGTTCGATCAGCCCGAGAAAGCAGACGAAGGTAAGTAGTCGTTATGTCTGGGGCTTTTGATATTTCGGTCCGGGCCAATGTGAAGGAGATCACCAGATCACTCTCGGCCTTGGCCTACAAGCAGGTTGCTTTCGCTACTGCGCAGGCACTGACTGCCTTGGCCAAAGAGGTTCAGGCTGATGAGATCCAGAACATCGCCGCCACCTTCAAGAAGCCCAAGCCATTCACTCAGAAATCCGTTGGTGTGCGGGGCGCCCGTAAGGACACGCTCACGGCAACAGTGTTTGTTCGGCCTATCGCCGCCAAGTACCTAGACCCGTATGAGGGTGGTGGTCGCCACGCACTGTCGGGCCGAGCGCTGTTCAACCCGAAGAACATAAAACTCGACCAATACGGCCAATTGCCCCGCAAGGTGTTGGATCGGTTGAAGGCACGAAAGGACATCTTCATCGGTCCGGTGAGGTCAAAGTCCGGGACTGTCAATGGCGTCTGGCAGCGTGTCCCGGCCAAGCGTAAGCAGCCAGCTCACTTGAAGTTACTGATCCGCTTCGGCGATTCGCTTGCCGTGAACAAGCGGCTGAACTACCGAAGCCGAGCGAAGGCGCTGGTAGATCGCAGGTTCAACGCCGTGTTCGGTGATGCAATGGCCAAGGCCCTGGCGTCTGCACGTTGACTGGTGCGGCGTGAGGGGCCTGGGTACCCCTCCCCATGCTTGGGTCCCTCCTGAGACCCTCGACATCGAGGGCATTGCGCGCCGCGCTGTTTCTCTAGCTGCGAATTTTTTCAATTTGGGTAACAGGTAACAAGGCGCCCCCATGAATCAGAGCGAGTTCGCAACCCTCCACAGCGTCAGTCGCAAGACCGTCACCAAATGGAAAGAGCGCGGCTGGCTTGTGTTTCAGGGCGGCGAGCTTGATGTTGAAGCGTCAAACGAATTGATTGCCAGGTATCGCCGCGACGGCTTGGATTCTGTTACCCAAGAACAAAATCCTGTTACCCAAATGCTGGTGGGTAACAAGACTTCACCGAAGAAATCGGCTGTTACCTCTACTTCTGCGCGGGTAACAATCAAGCCCGGCGAGACAGTTGAGCAGGCCACTGCCCGCATCCTGATCGCCACCGGCGCGAACATGAACATCGATGAGGCGAAGCGGGTCAAGGAGAACTACCTGGCCCTGCGCGAGCAGTTGGAATACGACCGCGAATCGCGCCTGGTCGTGGCCGTCGAGGATGTGACCCGCGCCGTCGGCGAGGAATACGCGAAAGTTCGGACCAGACTCCTGGCCATCCCCTCAGAGAATGCCCCTCGGATTCATCGCCTGAAGACAGTGCTGGAGGTTCAGGACGCCATGTATGGACTTATTGTTGAAGCGCTTGAGGAGTTGACCCGTGACGGAGAAGGGATCAACCGATGATGCGCGTCGTTACGCCGAGGGTCATGCCGCTCTGAAAGCGGGCTTGCTCCATGCCCGACGCCGCAATATACAGCCCCCACCGAAGCTGACACTCAGCCAGTGGGCCGCTGAGTACGCAATGCTATCCGGCGAGACTAGTGCCCAAACGGGCCGGTTCCATGCGTTCCCCTATCAGAACGGAATCATGGACGCGATTACCGATCCTACAGTCGAGATTGTCTCGGTGATGAAGTCGGCGCGGGTCGGTTACACCAAGATCATGGACCATGCATCCGGCTTCTTTATCCACCAGGACCCGGCGCCCGTCCTGGTTGTCCAGCCCCGGGTAGAGGACGCGGAAGACTACAGCGTCACCGAGATTGAACCGATGCTTCGGGATACCCCGGTGCTAAAGGCAATTGTGGGAGACCTCAAAAAGAAGGACTCCAAGCAGAAGATCAACAAGCGGATGTTCCGAAATGGCGCCTCGATGGCGTTTGTCGGCGCGAACAGTCCTGGCGGGTTCCGGCGAATTACCGCCCGTGTGGTGATGTTTGATGAGGTCGATGGCTACCCCGTGATGGGTGCAGGCAAGGAAGGCGACCAGATTAAGCTGGGCATCAAGCGTACCGAAAGCTTCTGGAACCGGAAGATCATCATGGGCAGCACGCCCACGGTGAAAGGTCAGAGCCGCATCGAAAAGAGCTACGGCAATAGTGACCAGCGCAAGTACTTCGTTCCGTGCCCCCACTGCGGTGAATACCAGGTGCTGGAGTGGGGTGGCCCGGACACGCCCTATGGCATGAAGTGGGACAAAGACGAGAGCGGTGCCGGAATTCCCGAAAGCGTGTTTTATGTCTGCAAGGCCACGGGCTGCGTCATCCGTGAAGTCGACAAAGACGAGATGGTTGAGCGCGGTGAGTGGCGGGCGACCAAGCCGTTCACGGGCCATGCCGGATTTCATATCTGGGCCGGTTACAGCCTGTTCGTTAATGCCGCCTGGCACAAGCTGGTCGCTGAATGGCTGGAGGTGAAGGATGACCCGCTGATGCGGCAGACCTTTATCAACCTGGTGCTGGGTGAAACCTACGAGGATCGAGGGGATCGCGCGCTGCAGGAGGACCGGCTTGCCTCGCGCTGCGAGGTCTGGGGGGCAGAAGTGCCCGATGGCGTTGCGGTGATCACCGTCGGCGTGGATACCCAGGGCGACCGCTTCGAGTGCGAGGTGGTCGGCTGGGGTACGAACGAAGAGAGCTGGTCTATCGACTTCGAGGTCATCGAGGGCGACATGGAGACGCCGGAGCCCTGGAACAGGCTGGATGCCTATTTGCAGCGAATCTGGTATCGCGCGGATGGGCGCCCATTCGAAGTCATGGCGGTTTGTCATGACTCCGGCGGCAACCACACGCAGAAGGTGTATGACTTCGCCAAAGCCCGCCTGGGTCGACGTGTTTGGGCCATCAAGGGTGAGTCAGCGGTGGGTGGTAAACGCTCTCCCGTCTGGCCCATCAAGATACCCAGCAAGCGCAACAAGGCAACGTTCCGGCCGGTGATCATCGGTGTTAACGCCGCGAAAGATTCTGTCCGTTCCAGACTTCACTTGGTCGATCACGGACCTGGCTACATGCACTTCCCGACAGATCGAGATATCAATTATTTCGCTCAGATGACCTCCGAACGTTCCGTTCTGAAAACGTCGGGTGGCCAACGCTATCGCGTCTGGGAGCTGCCGCCAGGCCGTGCGAACGAGGCCCTTGACTGTCGGGTGTATGCCTACGCCGCATTGTGCGGGCTCCTGCATATGGGCCTCAAACTCAACAAGCGTGCCGACGAGGTTAATGCTTTGATCGGACCTAACGTTCAGCGTGTGATCGAGGCGCCCCAGGGCGCCCCCGTTGCAGCTGGGCAGCCCCCCGACACGCAAAAGAAAGCGCGTAAATCGTCCATTTCGCGAATGGCGTAGGAGAGTTTCAATGTTCACACCACGCCTCAATAACTTTAGCGGCGTCGCTCCAGCCACCCTGCAGCAATGGTTGGCCGAGTCGCAGCAAGCGCTTCATGATCTGAGCACCGGCGCAAAGGGCGAAGCGTACAGCTACACGCAAGGCGACGGGTCAAGGTCGGTGACTTACACTCGCGCCGATATCGGCGCCTTGCAGGCTCACATCAATGCGCTGCTCTATGCCTTGGGCATGAAGCGGCGCCGTGCAATTAGGCCGGTGTTCTGATGACAAACGAATCGGTGATTGTCGACTCTCGCGGTCAGCCACTGACGCCCATACCACCGAAGGCCAAGGGTAATGCCACCACCCTGACCGAAGGGATGGCAGGTCAGTCGGTCTTTCCTTATGAGGCCTCGAGTTGGGCTACTCAGGAAATGGGCAACTGGCTGCCCTGGATTCGGTCTCCCGATGCGGAGATCAACCAGTTCCGCGACCGCATGGTGGCTCGCCATCGTGACCTGGTTCGCAACGATGGCTTGGCCGCCGGCGGGATCACCCGGATCCTCGACAACACCGTCGGCGCAGCTCTCCGACTGTCGGCGAACCCGGACTACCGTGCTTTGGCTGCACTGACTGGAAATCGCAAGTTTGACGCGGTATGGGCCGAGGAATTCCGGCGGGCAGCTGAGGCTCACTGGCGCGGCTATGCCGATGATATCGGCCGATATGGTGATGTCTCTCGGCGCCTTACAGTCGCCCAGCAGTTGCGCTTGGCGCTACGCCACAAACTGATCGATGGCGATTCTCTGGTAGTCGCCTACTGGATGCCGGAGCGTGTCGGCTATGGCCGAGCCTCCTACGCCACGTCCTTCATGGTGGTTGACCCGGATAGATTGTCGAACCCCTTCCAAATGGTCGACAGCAAGTACATGCGCGGTGGCGTCGAGATCGACGAACACGGCGTGCCGATGGCTTACCACATCCGGAAAGCGCACCAGAACGACTGGTACAACTCGGTCGAAAGCATGGACTGGGAGCGGGTCGAGCGCGAGGACGAAGACGGATGGCATCGTGTCATCCACGATTTCGAACAGGACCGTGCTGGGCAGAATCGCGGCGTGGGTGTGTTCACCCCGGTTCTGGCTCGTTTCAAAATGCTGGCGCGGTATTACGGCGTTGAGCTCCAGGCGGCGACCATTGCCGCGACGTTCGGCACCTACGTCACCAGCCCATATGATCCCGCCCAGGTCGCGGAAGCGTTGGATAACACAGACGAGCTTTCAGCTTATCAGGGGATGCGGGCTGATTGGCATGAAGAGCGGCCGGCCATGTTGTCGGGCGCTCGTATTCCGACCCTGGCCCCTGGCGAGTCGATCACTTCTGTCGGGGCGGCGCACCCGCACAATGGATTCGGCGAATTTGCCAGCGAAATGTCCCGGACGTTTGCGGCGGCTGCCGGTATCTCTGCAGAGCAGATCACTCAGGACTGGTCGAAGACCAATTATTCCAGCGCCCGGGCTGCATTGCTTGAAAGCTGGAAGACGCTGACCCGTCGCAACACCGAGTTCAAGATCGGCACGGCAACACCGGTTTATGCCTGCTGGCTGCATGAGGCCATGGATAACGGTGATCTTCCGTTGCCTAACGGGGCCCCTGACTTTCTCGAGGCTCGCACGGCTTACTCCCGATGCGATTGGCTGGGGGTAGCCCGCGGTTGGGTTGATCCGGTCAAGGAAAAACAAGGTGCCATTCTGGGCATGGACGGTGGCTTGTCCACGCTCAAGCGCGAATGTGCGGAGCAGGGCTTGGACTACGAAGAAGTCATCCAGCAGCGCGCCGTCGAGGTGGCGCAGTTCCGTGAGGCTGGCCTGCCGCCACCCAGCTGGTTTGGCAATGACGCCATGAACGCATCGACCCCCGAGGAGGCGCAGCAAGCGCAATGACAAACTATCCACACCTGGCGCAAAAGCTCTTCAACGTGCCTTTGGCAATCACGCCGCAAAAGGCCGAGATCGTGATGGCCGCCCTAGCAGATCGCTTTGGCCTGGCCCGGCTGTTCCATGCGGACGGGCGGGTAGTTGCTCTGGATGACTGGGATGATGATATCGGCGAGCCTGCTCAGGCCCGTGCGTATGAGGTCGTCGAAGGTGTAGCGATCATTCCGGTCACGGGCACATTGGTGCAGAAACTCGGCACTCTGAGGCCGTATAGCGGTATGACCGGATACGACGGTTTGCGCGCTAACCTCAGCATGGCCTTAACCGATGACGCTGTGCGGGCCGTCGTTCTCGACATTGACAGCCCCGGCGGTGAGGTTGCTGGGTGTTTCGATCTGGCCGACTCGATCTACAAGGCTCGGGGTAGCAAGCCCATCTGGTCGATTCTCACTGAATCGGCTTATTCGGCAGCCTACGCCCTGGCCAGCGCGTGCGACCGCATCGTGGTGCCGCGCACTGGCGGTACCGGAAGCGTTGGTGTCATCTGTATGCACGTTGACATGTCCAAGGCCCTCGGCGCCGCCGGCGTCAATGTGACGCTGATTCACTACGGCGATCGTAAGGCGGATGGAGCAGATTCCAAGCCGCTGTCGGATGAGGCGCTGTCACGCTACCAGTCCGACGTCGACGCCATGGGTGAGCTGTTCGTGAAGACAGTTGCTCGGAATCGCGGCCTTTCTGTAAAGGTCGTGCGGGCTACCCAGGCTACTACCTTTCTTGGCGCCGCCGGTGTCGAGATCGGCTTTGCCGATGCCGTCCAGGCGCCGGATGAAGCCTTCCGTTCCCTGCTCGCCGAGCTGGGTTGAAGTTCCACCCCAAATACACCGAGGTTTATATGTCCAAGCTTTCCCGCGTGGCGAGCGCGCTTTCGTTCGCTCATCTGGCAGGTATCGGTTCGATGCGCGGCAAAAATGCTCGCGCTGATGAAGATGAGGAGGAGCGGAAAAAAGACGCTCGCGCCGAAGATGATGAAAAGGACGGCGATAAGGAGCCCGACGACGGCGACAAAAAGTCTCGCAAGGCGAAGCGCGCCAAGGCTGGAGAGGAAGCCGACGACAAGGACGATGATCCGGACGCCGACGAGGATGATCACGACGCTGATGATGACAGCGAGGACGACAAGAAATCTCGTCGCGCCAAAGGTAGCAAGTCGGCGGAGGATGACGATCCTGATGCGGAAGACGACGAGGATGAACTGCACGGCAAAAGTGCCGTAGCTAGCGCCCGTCGCCGTGAGCGTGCCCGTTGCGCCGCCATCTTCGGTTCTCGTTATGCCGCTCGAAATCCGGTTCTGGCCGCCAGCCTGGCGTTCAATACGAGTATGACTCGTGATCAGGCGTTGACCGTGCTGCGCGATACCCCTGCCGGTGCGAGCGCTGCCAACGGCCGATCCGACCGTAACCCACGGCTCGGCGCCGGGGGTGACGACTCCCCATCGCGGCAGGTGGCGATCGCCAGTCGCTGGGATCGCGCTATGTCCAAGGTTCGCGGCAAGTAAGGCCGCGGAACACATTCACAGAGGAACACGCTCATGTCTTACGTCCCGCAGACCCCTTTGGTCGAGCAATATCACAACGCAGGCTTCATTGTCTCCTTGGCCAATGGTCATCAATCCATTGACCCGGTCCAGTTTGCCGCCGGCCTGGGCCGCATACTGCCGGGCACCGTTATCGCAGATGTGCCGGCCACCTTCACCGAATCTACGACAGCTGGCGGCAGCAATGTTGGCAATGGCACTGTCGGCTCTTTCACTGCGCAGCCGCCAGCCCCGGCCGGTGCCTACACCGTCACATTCAGCTCGGCTACCGACTTTGCAGTGACCAACCCGTTTGGTGTTGCCATCGGCGCCGGTGTGACTGGCACTGCGTTCGGCGGGGCAGGGGTGGAATTCACGATCACCGCTGGCGCAACGGCGTTCGCCGCAGGCGATGTTTTTTCGCTGGTCCTGGCCTGGACGGGTGGCGGTTGGGCCCCTTTGGTGTCGACGACTTCCAGCCCTGTCGCGTACGCGATTTTGCGCGATCTCGCTGACGCAACCCATAACGTCGCTACCGCTGCCGCAGTTGTTCGTTCGGCTGAGGTCAACGGCTTCGAGTTGGTATGGGATGCTAGCCTCAACGTCCACCAGAAAGACACTGCACTTGCGGCACTAAAGCTGGTCGGCATCGTCGTTCGATAACCTCATCACTCCCTTGAAATGACCCGCTTCGGCGGGTTTTTCCATTTTAGGAACTACATATATGGCCTCGCTCGACGTTTTCCATCAGGACATTTTCTCGGAAATCGCCCTGACCACTGCTGTTGAAAAATATCCATTCAAGCCAACCGGCATCGGCGATCTCGAGCTGTTCGAGCCGGATCCGATTCGCACCACCGCACTGGCGGTCGAGCAACGCCAGGGCAAGTTGGTCCTGATCCCGTTCTCGGACCGTGGTGAAGAAGGCACCCAGCGTCAGACCGAAAAGCGCCAGGCGCGCTACTTCGACGTCCCACGGCTGATGCACTCCGACACCATCACCGCTCAGGAAATCCAGAACATTCGCTCGTTCGGCAGTGAAACCGAATTGATGCAGATTGAGACCGAAGTGGCGCGCCGCGTCAACGGCCCCACCGGCCTGACCAGCAATATCGAGTACACCTGGGAATACCAGCGCCTGGCAGCCATTCAGGGCATGTGCCTGGACTCTGACGGCGAAATCAAATTCGACTGGTTTCAGGAGTTCGGTATTCAAAAGCCGGGCGATATCGTTTTTGACCTGTCGCTCAACGCTGATGGCTCGGCGAAGAAACCGAACTCCATCCGCCCAATGTGCAACAACATCGTTCGCACCATGGCCCGCAAGTCCCAAGGCGCCTTCTTACCGACCACTGAAGTCTACGCGCTGGCAGGTGACGATTTCTGGGATCAGCTGACCAACCATCCTGACGTGACCCGCACCTACTACAACTGGGCGGCGGCTGAAGAATTGCGTCAGGGTAATGCGTTCCAGGCAATGCGCTTCGGTGGAATCAACTGGTTCAACTACCGCGGATCCGATGATGCGACAACCATTCGCGTCAAACCGAACGAAGCCAAGTTCTTTCCTAAAGGCGCGCCGGGCATCTTCAAGGTGGCATATGCGCCTGGAGAGACCTTCGAATGGGTCAATACCCCGGGCAAGCCCATCTACATCCTGCCGATCTTCGACACCCAGCGCAAAATGTGGTGGAAGGTCGAGGCGTACAGCTATCCGCTGCACATCTGCACTCGCCCGGAAGTCTTGCAGTCTGCCGTGCTGAAATAACGGTGGCCATCGACTGGGATAAAGCGGTGCTTGCACCGCTGGAAAAGGTCTTCGGTGAGGGCGGCCCTGCCGGAAGCCGGATTAAATTTCACCCCTACGAGGGCGAGCCCTACGACATAGACGGCATCTTTGACGCCGCCTATCGGGATGTGACGCTTGACCCCATGGTCGCAGTGAACACGACATGCCCTGTTTTGGGTGTTCGTCTGGGCGCGTTCAGGATTGAGCCAGTTCCAGGCGATGACCAGGTGTACATCCCGCGCGCTGGAAAGATGTTCCTCGTCAAAGAGGTGCGTCCGGACAGTCACGGGGGCGCCAAGCTGATGTTGGGAGAGATGTGATGACCACAAGCTCAGAGCTGCGCCTGCTTGCCGTCGAAGGCCTGATAGGTAAGACGCTGGCAGGCGCCAGGGTTTATTCGGCGCGGACCATGGCTACATGGAAGGGCGAGTACCCGATGCTTTACCTACACTCGCCAATCGAAGACATGGAGTCGTTGGGCCGTAACGGTGGCCCTCAGTTCACGGTGACCTCCACTTTGGCGATCAGCGCGCGGGTGCAGGAGAAAAACTTGCCCCGCAATGGCGGTGCGGCGCTTGTACTACTGGATCTTGAGACGATTCAGCGGCAGATAAAAATGGCGCTGATCAATTACCCGCCGCTCATGAGTCGCTTGCAGCAGTATCCGTTCATCCGCTCCGAAATGCATGAGAGCGGTGACGGGGAGAGCGATCTGGGCGAACTGGTGATGCAGATTGGCATGGAGTTCTACCAAGGGCCCGAGGACTTCTATCCGTTGGAAGAAGCCGAAGTTAAGCCACCATTTGATCCGGTTTCTGAGTCGGTTGTGCAGCCGATTGTGCCATTGATAAACGTCGCTGCGACGAGCGACCTGCTCAACGTATTTGATCCAACTGGCACTTATTCCGATCCACCGTTTCCCGATTCCGTCACGCCGGCGCCGCGCACTGTTGGTCCGGATGGGCGAGCGGAGGGTGGTCTTTCGTTAGAATTTCCGCAGGAGTAATCATGCGCATTTATCCCTCTCCGGGGTTGCTGGTACGCGACCCGGTCAAACGTGACGCTCTGCCGGAAAAAGGTCGGGAGGTCGCGGAAAATGATCACTACTGGCTTCGCCGGCTTGCCTGCGGCGACGCCACACGCACGCCACCTAAGGCGGCCGACGTTGCTGAATCGCCACTGGCTGCCGAAGAAAAACCGGCAGCGGCCAAGACCACCAAGCCTGAAATTTCCCAAGGGAGCGACAGTTGATGACCGTCCCATTTAGCAATATTCCGTCAAACCTGCGGGTGCCGCTCTTCTATGCCGAGGTCGATAACTCACAGGCGAATAGTGGTGCACAAACCCAGCGCACCTTAATCATCGGACAGATCACCGCTGCCGGTAATGGCGTGGCGGATGTGGCAGTGCTCGGTCAGGGCGTGAGTGATGCTCAGGCCAAAGGTGGCCTGGGTTCGATGCTGGCGCTGATGACTGCGGCGTACAGAGCCTCGGACAACTTCGGCGAGGTCTGGTTTTTGCCGCTGGCAGACGCCGACGGTTCGGTGGCGGCGAGTGGCTCATTGCTTGTAGCTGGTGCTCCAAGTGGCGTGGGTGTTATCTCGCTTTATATCGCCGGCCAGTTGCTCAGCTTCGCTGTAGCCACGGCCGAGCCCGCGGCGGACATTGCGACCGGCCTGGCGGCCCTGGTCAATAGCACCGGGAATCTTCCTGTGACGGCCGTGGCCACTGACGCGACCGTGAAATTCACGGCCAAGAATAAAGGGGCGACAGGCAACGATATTGACCTGCGCCTAAACTATCTGGGCACCGCCGGCGGGGAGGTAACGCCCGCTGGCCTGACGCTGACCATCTCCGCCATGGCCTCCGGTGCGACCAACCCTGTGCTTGACGCAGCCTTGGCGAGTCTGGGTGACGAGGCCTTCGACTTCATCGTAAGCCCGTACACCGATACGGCGTCCTTGAATGCACTGAAAGCCCTGCTCAACGACAAAACGGGGCGCTGGAGTTATGCCAGCCAGATTTATGGGCATATCTTCGCAGCCCAGCGCGGCACGCTTTCGACGCTGGCCACTGCCGGCAACGCTCGCAACCACCAGCATGAATCGATCATGGGCTTCTTTGACTCGCCGTCTCCATCTTGGATCTGGGCGGCAGATTTGGCCGGTACCGCGGCGGTGGCACTGCGCGCTGATCCAGGCAGGCCGCTTCAAACGTTGGCGCTGAGCACGGTGCTGGCGCCGCCGGCCCCATCGCGTTTCGACCTGGGCGAGCGCAACACGCTGCTGTGGGATGGTATCTCCACCTTCACGGTGGCGAGCGATGGGACGGTGGCGATTGAGAACCTGATCACCACTTACCAAAAAAACGGCTTCGGCGCCGCAGATGACAGCTACCTGCAGATCGAGACGCTGTTCCTGCTGATGTACGTGTTGCGTGCCCAGCGTTCGCTGGTGACCTCCAAGTATGCTCGAGTGAAGTTGGCAGCCGATGGCACCCGCTTTGCGCCTGGCTCGGCGATTGTTACGCCAAAAATCATCAAGGCCGACTTGATCGCTCAATACGGAGAAATGGAGTACGACGGATTCGTCCAGGATGCCAAGGCATTCGCCAAGGAATTGATCGTCGAGAAGAACCGAACCAACCCTAACCGAGTCGACGTGCTCTGGCCTGGGACCCTGATCAACCAACTGCGCATTTTCGCGCTACTGGCCCAGTTCCGGCTGTAACCCGGGCTTATCGTCCACTGCCGCCTTGAGCGGTTTTTTTTCGCCTGGAGAAAATTATGGCTGACCCAAACCGCCTTGCCGGTACCTGTTACCTGACCATCGATGGCGTGAGCTACATGCTGGCCGGCGACTTCTCCTACAAGATTTCCGGCGTGTCCCGGGAAACCTTGAAGGGACAGGATGGCATTCACGGCTACAGCGAAACGCCGCAGCCCGGCTACATCGCCGCCACGCTGCGCGATGCCTCAAACCTCAGCATCAGCGACATCAATGCGATGAACAACGCCACCGTTGTCGCCGAGCTGGCCAACGGCAAAACCATCATTGGCCGCAACATGTGGACCACTGATCAACAAGAGTCCAAGTCTTCCGACGCCACGATTGAAGTGAAGTGGGAAGGTCCTTCCGTTACGGAGAATTGATCCATGTTTGACGAAGAAATCACCATCACCCTCAGCAAGCAAGTGGTCATCGGCAAAGCTGAAAACGCGATCACCTACGAAGAAATCAAGCTGCGCGAACCGACCGCCGGCGAGATGGAAAAAGCGGCTCGGGCCGACACCATGATCGGTTCTGCGATCACGCTGATTTCGTTGGTGGCCGGAATCCCGCGCAGTGTCGTCGAGAAGTTCAGCAAGCGCGATTTGGTCGCAGCGAACAAGTTTCTTGAGGGTTTTACCGAAGCTGGTCAGACGGAGGAGGCTGGCCAGAGCTGATTGCCGAACTCACCAAGTATTACGGCTGGGGGCCACGCGATGCGTGGTCGCTCACTTTGAAGGAACTGATCGAATGGAACAGACAAGCCATTCGTATGGCGGGTAACTCAGATGGCTAATACCTTCACGATCACGATCAACGCGGTTGATAAAGCCTCGGCGACCGTTCGCAAGGTCAATGACTCTGTCAGCCGCATGACCCGGCCCTTTGAAGAGGTCGGTAAATCCTTCAAAAGCCTAGGCCGTGAGCTTGGTTTTGAGCGCATCGGTAAGAACCTCACCAATATCGGCAGGGAAGCGGGCGGCGCTGCTCGTAGCATCGGCAACATCGTTGCCCCTATGGCAGCCATCACAGGTATTGGCTCGGTGGCCGGCGTAGCGGCATTGGCGGTCAACTGGGCCAAGCTCGGCAGATCGATTGACAGCAGCGCGCACGGGATTGGTGTATCTGCCGACCAACTGCAGACCTTCCAGGGCGCGGCCAAGATGGTCGGCATCGATACCGAACTGGCAACGGGTAGCCTCAACAGCCTCGCGACGACTATGCAGGATGCGCAATGGGGGCGGAACCAAGGCGCGTTGTTGATGCTGAATAAGCTCGGCATCGGTCTTAAAAAAGCCAAGGACGGCTCTTGGGATGTGGTGGGCGAATACAAGGCCATTGCCAACGCGATTGCCAGCCAGAAAAGCCCACAGGTTCAAGCTCTGATCGCGAACAATCTGGGCCTGGGCGGCATGCTTCCATTCCTGCGCGAGGGCGCTGCTGGTATTGAGCGCTACGAAGCTACGGTGAAGCGCTTGGGTTACGTGATGAGTGATGACGCGGTAAAGCGCGGCAAGGAGTTCTCGCAAAGCCTCTCCGGACTGAACCTGGTCATCGACGGCACCAAAAATTCTATCGGGGATAAGTTGATTCCCGTCATGAAGCCGTTGGTTGACCAATTCACGAATTGGCTAGCGGTGAATCGCGAATTGATTGCAGGCGATATCGGCGAGTGGGCCAAAGGCTTTGCAGTCTGGATTAACAAAGTTGAGTGGAAGAAGATCGGCGACGGCATCGTCAACTTCGGCAAAGGGGTCGGGAAGGTAGTTGAGTGGCTCGGTGGTTGGGAGAACGCCGCGATTTTGGTTGTCGGCGTGATGAACGCCGGATTGATCGGTAGCGTTCTCTCTCTGGGTGTAACGCTCGTTCGAGGTGGTGCCGGGGTATTAGCGTTCACTAAGCTGCTGCTTGGTTGGGAGTCGGCGGCAATTGCTGCTGGCGCTGCAACTGGCACCGCTGGCGCAGTCGGCGCCGGTGCCGGGGCAAGTGTTGGCGCCGGCGCTGCAGGAATTGGGGCAACACTTGCCGCAGGTGGCGTTGGACTTGCCGCGCTGGCGTACTCCTCAAGTTTGAATGATGGCGAAGACAAGGAGGTCGCCCGCATTCGTCGCTCGCAAGGCCTGCCAGAGGTTTCTGATTCGGAAATCTTGAGCAGCGCTTTCAAGGGGCGCGGCGGCATAAACGAGGAGGCGACCGGCCGCTCGATGGCGTTCTTCCAGGGAAAAGGGTGGACGAAAGAGCAAGCTGCGGGGATTAGCGCGAACCTCGGCCTTGAAAGTAATTTCAATCCGGCAGCTGTGGGTGATAGCGGGCGCGCTTATGGCGCCGCGCAGTGGCATGAATCACGCCAGCAGCAGTTTGCGAAGTGGGCAGGGAAACCCATTCAGGGCTCCAGTCTGGATGAGCAGCTTGGATTCGTTCACTACGAACTCACTCAAGGCCAAGAGCAAGGCGCCGGGGATCTTCTGCGTAAAGCGAAAAGCGCAAGGGAAGCGGGCGATATCGTTTCCCGAAAGTATGAGCGCCCAGCTGACGCGGATGGCGACGCAGCAAAAAGAGCTGCTGTGGCCGAGGTCATTGCCAATAGGGTGCCTGCGCCTTCACCAGCACCGGCTGGCCCTTACTCCCAAGGCGCCGCCCAGCAAAATGGCGGAAGCGTCAAGGTTGAAATCGAACACAAAAACGCGCCTGAGGGCCTAAAAACCAAGGTCAAGACTGACGGCAACGTCCAGGCTTCGAGCCGTATCGCCTATTCGGGCATGGGGGCTATTGCATGAGTTTGCTGTCGGACATCATTCAAATTGCCCAGGACTCCAACAAGACCTGGCCGGAGATGCTCAACAAGGCCTCGTTTCGTGGTGTGCCGTTTGCAGTCTATGGCGGGGATGCTCGGTTCGGCCGTCGCTTGGCGCTCCACGAATACCCTGGGCGTGACAAGCCTTACATTGAGGATATGGGGCGATCGACACGCCGTATCCGCATGAGTGGCTTTCTGGTCACCGACAGCCTGGTGTATGGCGGTGGCAACGTTCTGGCGCAGCGCGATTCTCTAGTCGCGGCAGTGGAGGCTGCGGGGCCTGGTGCGTTAATGCATCCGACCCTTGGGGCGCTTAAGGTCAGCGTTCCCTCCGAGGGTTTGAGCGTGGTCGAGCGCTGGGACATGGGGCGGTACTTCGAAATAAGCATCGTCTTCATTGAATCCGGCGATCGCGTTTTTCCCTCAATCACCACATCGACCGGATCGCTGCTGGACAAGCTCGCGGCCGCCCTGGGTCTTTCTGGGGCACTCGATTTTGTGCGCAAGGTAATAGGTGGTGTCACTGCCGTGATCAACGCGGTAGAGGGTGTCATCAAGTTCGGCAAAGCAATCGTCGGGATGGTGGTCGGTGTGATTGCTGATTTTAAAGTGCTGGTGGGACGCATCACTCGCGACGTGCGTAGCATTACCAGCCTGGGCAGCTTGTTGACCGGTGATTTTGGGCGATATGCCAACGGCAATGTCAGCAGCGCGCTAATCATGAGTAAAAAAGCCAAAAACAGCAGTGCGACTATGGCCGGCTTGATTGCCAAGAATACCGCCGATCGCGCGGCCGTTGATGCGGCAATGGATGCCCTCGTTGAGGCGGCGGCAAACCTGGACGCAAGCAGTGGTCAGCAATTCACTGACGCGGTACAGGGTGTTATGGATTCGCTTGTTGCCAGCATCGCAGATCCAGGCAGCGCGATTGAACTGCTCGGTTCGCTTGCTGGTTACAGGCCGCCGCCCGTTTCTGGCAGTGGCGCTATCGGTGCTGCTCGTGGGGTCGCTCAGGATGCCACCAGCGCTCTATTGCGGCGCTCAGCGCTCGCCTCAATCGGCAAAGTCGTGGCGGCCTACGTGCCAACCTCCTACGACGAGGCGATAGCCACTATGGGGACGGTCACCGGGTTCATCGATGAGGAGTTGTTGGTGGCAGGCGACAGCGGCGACGACGAAAGCTATGGCGCTCTGGTCGATCTGCGCCAGTCAGTGGTAAAGGCCCTGACGACCACCGGTGCCACGCTTCCAACACTGGAGACTTTCACTTTCCGAGCCCCTATGTCGGCTTTGTCCATGGCTAATAGGCTCTACCGCGACACGAATCGCACCGATGAACTGATCCAACAGGCAAACCCCATTCATCCAGCATTTATGCCAACGACGGTCAAAGCCTTGGCCCGGTAAGTCGCTTTTCTAACTCGCGCTCATTGAGGCCATCCATGCAAGAAGACGAACTGACCATTACGTCGAGCGGCTTTGATATCACCGGCTGGACGAATGTCCGAGTCACACGGGGTATTGAGCGGCTGCCCAGCGACTTCAGTATCGGCATGACCGAACTCTACCCGGGAGAATTTGATCGCCTCGAACTGCCTCCTGGGGCGGCGTGCCAGGTCCGTCTCGGGCAGGACCCGGTAGTGACCGGGTATGTGGATCGCTACACGCCGAGTATCAGCGCTGGCGATCACTCGATCCAGGTCAGTGGTCGTTCCAAGTGCTCCGATTTGATTGACTGCGCTGCTGAGTGGCCTGGCGGGCAACTCAGCAACCAGACCGTGCTGGGGGTTGCGCAGAGGCTTGCGGCGGTATATGGGCCCTCCAGCAATGGTGTCGCTGAAGGCATTTCAGTCGCCACTGATGTGGTTGATTTGCCAGTGCTTCCCCAGGCCAATCTGATGCTGGGGGAGTCGGCTTTTGACATCATCGATCGAATGGCGCGCTTCTCTGCCGTACTCGCCTACGACCTGGCTGATGGAAGCCTTTTCCTGAGCAGAGCAGGAACGCGTCGCGCGGCAAGCGGCTTTGTTGAAGGGGCCAACGTGCAGCGGGCCTACATCGACAACTCTGCTGACCAGATCTATTCGGACTACAACGCCTATATCCAGTCGGTTGACACGTTTACTGATCTTGGGCAGGGCGGGAACCAGATTCACACTGTGAAGGACATCAACTGTAAACGTCACCGGGCGCTGGTGATAATCTCTGAGGGAGGCGGCCTGGGTAACGATGTGGCGATCAAACGTGCTCAGTGGGAGGCTGCCAGGCGCTTTGGGCGCTCCCGGACAATCCGCCTGACCGTTGATAGTTGGCGAGACGCGTCCGGCTCTCTTTGGGAGCCAAATACCTTGGCCCCGGTTCATTTACCGAGGTTGAAATTCTCCGCTGAAAGCATGCTGATCAGCGAAGTGACCTTTTTGAGGAACAGTTACTCGGGAACAACCGCAGAGATCTTGCTTATGGCGCCTGAAGCGTTCCTGCCGCAACCCATCAACCTCACGCCGCTTTATGGCGAGCTTTTGCAAGGTGGTTTCTGATGACGCCTTCCACGAATCAATCCGGGGATTCCGTTGGCGTTCTCCAGCGCATGATGCGCCGGATTCAACTTGCAACCGGCTGGGGCAGGGTGACGTTCAGCGACGACAGCAAGACCGCTCAGCTGCTTCAGGTGAAGCTCAATGATTCCGAGACCCGGGATGGGACACCGCGTATTGCAGAGTTTGGGTTCACCTCTCATCTGCCGAAGGGCTCGGATGTCCTGATGGTGTTTCTGGGTGGGGACCGGTCCAAGGGCGTGGTGGTTGCCACTGCACATCAAGGCAGCCGGCCTACCAATCTACTGGAGGGTGAATCCATGGTCTACGACCTCTGGGGGAAGTCGATCTACCTGACTGAGACCGGTGGAATCATAGTTGAGGCAGGCGCTGCGCCCGTCACGGTCAACAACGCCACCACCGTCACAATCAATGCCGCCGAGTCAGTTCAGATGAACACGCCAGTTCTACGTGTCAGTGGTGATATCGAAGCGGGCGGCAACATCAAAGACAAGGTACGCACCATGGCCGCTGATCGGGAGCTGTTCAATCAGCACACCAACGGTACCGGCACCACAACCCCGAGCCCTCAACAATGAGTGATATCACCACAACCTGGGTCGTAGAGACCGGTACGGGCGATTGGTCGATCCTGGGTGGGGCCTTGGCGAGCGGTAATGACTTGGCCAGCGCCGTATTGATCAGCCTATTCACCGACCGCATTGCGGATGACTCTGACATCCCGCCCGACGGCAGTGGTGACCGGCGGGGATGGTGGGGCGATGCAGATGAGGATATCTCCATAGGGTCCCGTCTCTGGCTTCTGGATCGGTCCAGGCTTACTCAGGACGTTGCCAACTCCGCCAAGATTTACATGGAAGAGGCATTGCAGTGGCTCATCGACGACCAAGTCGCGCTAAGCGTAACGGTCGTGACAGCCATTGCCGGCGGGAGCCGACTAAATTCCATCGTCACCGTTACCCACCGTGATGGAACCGTCACCCCACTAAATTTCAACTGGGTTTGGAATCAGACCTCATAGCCGTAAAGGCCTGTCCTGAGCAGGCTTTCTTTTTTCCGGAGCAAAGACCCTCATGCCATATACGAGACCCACGCTCTCGGACCTGCGCGCGCAAGTCGCAGCGGATATCACCTCCGGCTTGCCGACTGCCGACGGGCTTCTAAGGTTTTCCAACCTACAAATAACCGGCAAAGCTGTCGCCGGGCTGGCCCACTTAAACTATGGGTACCTTGATTGGATTGCTAAACAGGGAGTGCCATACACAGCCTCGGGCGAATACCTGGAAGCCTGGGCGGCCTTGAAGAAGGTGTATCGCAAAACCGCAACCAAGGCAGTGGGTGGCGTTTCGTTCCGCGGTACCCCGGGCAAGATTGTCGACGTTGGCACTCAGGTTGTTCGGGGCGACTCGGCTGTCTTCCCCTCTCTCGCGACTGCCACGGTTGCGGCGGACGGCACCTTGGTACTTCAGGTGTCGGCTGATCTTGCGGGCGAAGCTGGTAACACCCCTGTGGGCAGCCTGATGACACTGGGCGTGGCCATTGATGGCGTCCAATCAGTGGGCGCTGTCACCACTGCGCTGACGGGAGGAGCTGACCAGGAAGGTGAGGAGTCGCTATTCGCCCGCATGCTCGACGCTTATCAGAACACTCCAAATGGCGGCTCCCGGGGCGATTACCCTTCGTGGGCTAAAGAGGTCTCTGGTGTCACTCGTGCGTGGTGCGCTCCCAATGCCTTTGGGACTGGGACAGTCGTGGTCTACACCATGCTTGACGATGCCAACGCCTCCCACGGCGGCTTTCCTCAGGGCACCGACGGGGTATCCACGAAGGACAATCGAGCTACCACGGGCAACCGCGCAGCAGGCGATCAACTGATCGTGGCCAACAGCGTCTTTGACCAGCAACCGGTAACGGCGATGGTTTACTCATGCGCTCCGATAGCGGCACCTATCAACTTCACGATAACCGGGTTGTCCGCGGCATCGACGGCTACTCGAGCCGCTGTTGCCGCTGCCATTACGGAGGTCTTTTTTGAGCAGGGCGTACCTCTGTCCGATGGGTCATTCGTTGGGCTGTCCGACATCGATTCTGCGATAGCGGCAATCTCGGCGACCAAGGGATTCGTCATCACCTCGCCAGTGGCCAATATCACCAACGTACTTGGCTACCTGCCCACACTAGGCACCATTAATTACGGCTGATTGCCATGTCCAAACCATCGTTCACCGACGGCGACTTCACGTCCGCGTTGCTTGGCTTGTTACCCCGCGGACGCGTTTGGCCGAAAGACATTAGCAGCGTTCAGTCCCAGGCCGTTTCTTGTTATGCGCCGACATTCACACGAATAAGTGAGTCAGCGTTGAATCTGCTTGAGGACCTGTTTCCCGCAACAACCATCAATTTTCTGCCCGAGTGGGAGGCAACGCTGGGTTTGCCTGATCCCTGCGCCGGCGTGTCGCCAACGTTTCAAGGCCGACGTAATCAGGTCGTGGCGCGATTTTCCAATAGTGGCGGCCAGTCCATTCCGTTCTTTCAGGCGTTCGCCCAGGGCCTTGGCTATGCCGTGACCGTTACTCAATACGCACCGTTTCGGTGTGGGCAAAGCGTCTGTGGTCAGCAGTTGGGCGGCGAGGATTGGTTCTTCGCCTGGGCCATCAACAGCAAGTTCAACACGATCAATCACTTCAGGGTTGGCCAGTCTGCCGTGGGCGAGCCGCTCGCTTCGTGGAGCAATGCAGTGCTCGAGTGTGAACTCACATCTGCCAAGCCAGCCCATACCGTTTTGCAGTTCCATTACTCGTGAGGTCATAGATGTATCAGATCGATAATTCAACGGCCGTGGCTGCGATTCCGGCACCTACGGCAGCCGGGCAGCCTGGATATTTCACTGATGGCAATCCAGCCACAGGGGTTTCGGCGACGATCTTGCCCGCCGAGTTCATGAACATGATCATGATGGAGAACCTGAGCGTGTTGGCCGTTGCTGGCATAACTCCAGCCAAGGGGCAATATAATCAACTGGCTTTGTCCATCTCTAAAATCATCAGTGACGGTGCAGCAGGTGCCGCAAGCGAGACGGTAGCTGGGATTCTGAAGCTGTCGACGAATCTGCAAGTTCTTGCTGGGACTAATGACTCCACTGCCGTGACACCTCTTAAGCTGGCCCAGAAGCTGGAAAATTATCTCGGGCAGGCAACCGAGTCGGCGTTTGGCTGGCTGAAAATTGCGAGTCAAACTCTGGTAAATGCAGGTGTAGACGATGCCGCTGCTGTGACGTCTAAAAAGCTGTCTGCGGCAACGCAGTTTCAGGCCTTTACTGCTTTCGCCGCCGGCGGAACTGCTCCAGCCTTCACGCTGACCCCAGTTCCAGCAATTACGGCATATATACCAAACCAGCGCTTTCAAGTGACGTTTGGTGCCGCCGGCGGCGCGACGCCGACCCTCAACGTTTCAGGCATTGGGCCGAAGAATCTGAAGCAATACAACTCGGCAGGTGCGAAGGTTGCGGCGATCATTGCTGCCGGCCAGACCGGTGACGTCTTCTATGACGGTACGGACTTGGTTTTACTCGCAACCGGCATGCCCTTTGGAACTGGCGGCGTGGGCGCCACAGCAAACACGCCTACAGCCGCAGACCTGAACGCAGTAGGGTATGGCGGAATGTGGTCTGTGGCAGGGTCTGCGAATTCACCGTTTGCTAACGGCATGGTGCTACACGGTGTTTACAACGGCTCCCAAAGTTGGACCCAGATTGGAACAAGCCTTGATAACGTTGGGATGTTCTGGCGCGGATCGATCAACGGGACTATTAATGCATGGAAGCAGGTCTGGGACTCCTCCAACTTTACGCCTTCCACAAAGATCAGCGGTAACTCTTGCCCTGCGGCAGGGTTTGCTAGCACCGACAAAACTCAGCCATACATGCTGCATACAGACAGCACAGTAGTGTCGCTTTCCAGGAGAAACACGGCGCAGCTGGCAGCGTCCGGGTGGAGCAAAAACACTGACACCGGCGAGATTATTCAGTGGGTTGAATATAGTGTTGGCAATGCATGGAACAACCCCTTGGTTAAGGCGGTAGTCTGGCCCACCGTTTTCCCTAATGGGTTCCTGAATGCCACCCTTACGTTCAAGCAATCAAGCTCGTCATTTCTAGCGAGCACCACGCCGAACTATGCAAACGCAACGGTAAGTGGGTGCAATGTGTTTATTGCTCAATGGCAAACCGGCCAAGACCCAACTCTGACCCTTGTTGTCACGGCCCGAGGATATTGATCGTGCAGAAATTTTATCAGGCAAAAAACAACGGGTTCTATAGCGAACTCATGCACGGCACTCGCACGATTTGGGTGCCTGCTCCTGATTGGGTTCGGCCAACCAAAGACGTCCCGGCAATGTCGACTGACGGGGATGATTCTGTTGAATCGACCATCAAAGTCCCGGATTTGGATGCTGTGGCGCCCTTGATTGAAGTGCCGAACCCGGCTTGCACTCTTCCCCCTGAAGGTGACCTTGTAGAAATTTCAGAGGAAATCTACAACGCCATGTTTGCGGGTCAGGCCGCAGGGAAAGAAATTCAGGCGGGAAAAGATGGGTATCCAGTTTTGGTTGATCCGCCACCGCTCACCGCGGAGCAGCTGACCTCGGTTGCGCTGACCCGCCGCGACGGTTTGTTGACTTTCGCCGCCCTGAGAATTGCACCACTGCAGTCCGCAGTGGACCTGGATGACGCAACCGCCTCCGACATCGCCAATCTGAAAAAGTGGAAGCAATACCAAGTGGCGCTGAACCGCATCCAGGATCAACCAGCGTTCCCGCAGGACGTCGCCTGGCCTGTTGAACCGTCCTGAGCAACACCGAGTTGAGAACCCGCCGCCATTGAGCGGTTTTTTTGTGCCCGGAGAAAGCCATGCCGATTACTGAGCAGCAGTTGCTGCAGATACTCCCGAACGCCGGCCGCCAAGCCGGCGTTTTTGTTCCTGTGCTGAATACGGCGATGGCCAAGTACGGAATCGTCACCAGGTTGCGCATCGCCGCATTCATTGCCCAGGTCGGTCACGAGTCGGGGCAGTTCCGCTGGCTGAAAGAGTTGTGGGGGCCCACCGCTCAGCAGAAGGGTTATGAAGGCCGCGCCGATCTGGGCAACAAGGTCAATGGCGATGGTTTCAAGTACCGTGGCCGCGGTCTGATACAGGTCACCGGCCGGGCCAACTATGCGGCGTGCGGCGATGCGCTGGGTCTGGACCTTATCAGTCAACCCGAACTGCTCGAGCAGCCGCAGTACGCCGCAATGTCGGCGGCTTGGTTCTGGTCCTCCCGGGGTTTGAACACTCTGGCGGATCAGAGCGATTTCCTGACGACCACCAAGCGCATCAATGGTGGCATCAATGGTCTGGCCGACCGCCAGGCGCTGTATGACAAAGCGTTGAAGGTGCTGGTATGACTCCCCTGCAGAAGTTGGTCGGCCTCGGCTTGGCGGTGATCCTGCTGCTGGTCTTGGGCGCCGCTGCTGGAGCTTGGTTGACCGCCGGGCATTACAGGCCGCTGCTCGATGCCGCCAACAACGACCTGGCCACCACCAAGTCAGCCCGGGACAACCTGGAAGAACTGGCAGGCGAGCAGGGCAAGAAGCTCGGCGAGCTGGTGCAGGCTGGGAAGGATCGTGAGCTTGCAGCAACTCTGGCCCAGGGCAAGGCATCGCAAGAGGCTCAGCCTGACTTCGCCGCCGCCAATCAATTGCTGCGGGAGCGAACCGGCGGTGACCCCGCCCAGGCAGCGGCGGCGATCATTGATCAGGAGTTGGGGCTATGAGGATATTTCTGATGGGGCTGGTTTTGCTGCTGGCGGGGTGCGCAGGCAGAGAGCCTGAAGTTCGCACGGTACGGGTTGAGGTGCCGGTACTGGTACCGTGCAAGACAGCGGCGGTGCCAGTTCCGCCATGGGCGGCTGCCGGACTGAAGAAATCCGACAGCCTGGAAGTGAAGGTAAGGGCTTTGCTGGCAGAGCGTCGGCAGCGAATGGGTTATGAACGGCAGGTGGTCGCAGCAGTCAGTTCCTGCCAGTAGACGGCGAGCAAGGGTGTGCCGCCCTACGTGCTTACCTGGCGCACGTCAGGGCGGTATCTATCAGGTCAATCGTGATGATGCTACGGGCGCTATTTTCTTCTCATCAGTTGCTTTGCCGCGCTGTTTCATGAACTTTAAAACAGACCTGCCTGCTTGAATGCCAAGCTTTTCAACCGTCTTGTTCATCGCATAACAGAAAACAAGAAGCACGATTAGTGTTTGTGCTTTCGTTCCAAGTAAATGTATGTTGTGATCTTTGAAAAAGTTGTATATGTAATCCCAAAGCCAGTTGTGGAATAAATACACTGAGTAGGTTAGTTCGGACAGCATTATCAGTTGCTTGCTGTCTGCCAGATGCTTTTTCAGAAGGAAGGCGCTGATGAATATCAGAATTGCAAATGCAGCGTAGTTGCTGTCTTTCCATTCTGGCTGGATTTTAGGTATGAGTGATAGAAAAAGCGCAGCAATAAGCGTTAGGCATATAAGGATTTTAGGTCTGTGCGCTTTCTTTGATTCGAAAAGATATATGCATGAACCGATAAAAAGGAACGGTGCGTAAATATTGAAATATCCGTCGGTTCCAAGCCCGGTTGGCATCTTGTGTGAGTAGTAGAGTGCTAGCGACGCGACGCCGTAAATGTATGGAAGTAAGGATTGGCGATTAAATGCCCCCGCGCCTTTAAGTATGCACATGAATAGATAAAACATAATCTCTATTCGTAGTGTCCACTCCACACCATTCAATCCATAAGGCGTGCTAAAAAAGTCGCCTATCAGCAAAATGCGGGGGATGATAACTGAAAGCGGCGGGAGTGGTATTTCTCTGAATGCAAAGTCAAATATCAGTTCCATGATCACGGCGAAAATGTACAGAGGATAAATTCTGAATATCCTCTTTATTAGAAAATCCCGGGCGCATTCAGTTTGAAGAACGTGCGTGATGATATAGCCTGATGTCAGGAAGAAAACAATTACACCAGCTGCGCCGCCGTAACAAAGAGGCATCAAAGCCTCAGCGATTAATCTAATCGTGATGTGTGTATCTGTAGATGCCGCTGTAGACGCCAGCTTGCCGAAGTATTTGTGACCCACCAGGACGCTAATAAAAGCGAACACTCGCATGTAGTCGAGGAAAACAATTCTTCCCTTTGGTATTTCGTTCATTCCATGTTCCTGGATTCTAGGTTTACTGGCGCGGAGGCGTGGGATTCTACAAGCGAATGGCCATCGTGTCTTTCCATCAGCAGGCGCTGATTTTCCCTGAGTAGGTAGTCGCGCTGCTGGGTAACCAGTTCATGTTGAGAATTTCGGGCGCCGTCGGCGTGGTTTATGCGGCCCGTAGAGCCCAACTTGACCCAGCGCATGCTCAACGAATTATCGCCATCACCGACGCCGGCGACCAAGGATTGATCGCCCTGCGGGCGTGCCAGGCATATGTCAGGGGCGTGACGCGATAGGAGTCTGCGTTATGATGTACCGTGTCGAGACCCCCAAGGAAAAAGCTATGGAAACCATCGGCATTAACGGTGCACTTAAAGAGGTGGGCGAGCGACTTCTCTCTCAAATTACGAGCGCCGATAGCATGATCGGAGCCTTGACCGCTGGTGCGCGAGGAGAAGGCTACATATTAGGCCTTGAGGCATGCGGTGTTTTGCCACCAAGCGCCGTGGAAAATATGCACCTGATATTTAGCTCCGCCCTAGATGCGAGGCTTCACTCCTTGATTTCGGTGGATTAACGATCTGGCCCCCGGAAATCAATCACATCACCGGTAATTAAGAGCCTGGAATACTCTGGTTGGGCGTCTCGCAGCGGTAGCCATGTAATTTCCGAAAAACGACAGGGATTTATGAACAGGCAGCTTGCAGGTCTTTCATTTCTTCTCACGCTCGCCTGGGTCGCCTCGGTGATCTCCATCATGTGGTTTTTCGGCAGTTGAAGCTGAGCATGGTGGAACTTATTCAAATCCAATATCTCTCACAAAGACCCATCCATTTGGATATGCAGTCATGAGCATCGGTGCAAGATTAAAATCTGAACGCCTGAGACTTGGATTGTCCCAATCTGCCATCGGTGCGATTGGTGGCGTGGAAGTGAATGCTCAGGGAAGGTATGAGAATGGTATTCGTCTTCCGCGGGCGGATTACCTGGCATCGATCGCGGAATCCGGCGTCGATATTCTGTACGTGATCACTGGAAAGCGCACCGAAAACGGTAACGCGGATTCGGCCAAAGCTGCTGAGGCACTGGACAGCGCCACGGAATGTCTTGAAAAGGCGAAAGAACTCATTCACTGAATTCTCTGTATCAGCCCCGGTCCTTTGTTCCGTACATTACCTACGGCCGTGTCGACCTTGAACCATTCAAAAGCCTCGGCCGGCTCGCCCTGGTGCAGCACCATCTGCTCGGCGCGCTCCTTCGGCGTGGCCGGGTCCAACCATTCCCAGGCCAGGTCCGGCGTCAGCACCACGGGCCGCCGATCGTGGATGTCCACCATGCCGCCGGCGCTGTCGGCGGTGATGATCACGAATCCGTCATGCTCGCCCGGGCCTTCGTCGGCATCGGGCAGGTGGCCAATTGCGGCGCACAGCACCGGCGCGCCATCCCGCCGACGGATCAGGTACGGCTGCTTCTTCGGCCCGCCTTCGTCGACCCACTCAAACCAGTTGTTTACGGGCGTGATTGCCCGGTGCGGCCAGATCGCCCGAAAGAACGGACCGTGGGCCACCTTCTCGACGCGGGCATTGATCGGCGCCGCACGATCCTTGGCCCAGTGCGGCCGCCATCCCCAGCGCACCAGGTCGGCGTGCAGCAGGTCGCCCTGCAGGTGGAGCAGGGCGACTTGAGTTGTTGGGGCGACGTTGTAGCGCTCAAGCGGCAATTCGCCGACGGAATTCGCCAGAGCATTGGGCATGCTCAGTGCCGCAACGAAGTCGTGAATGCCTGTGTACTGGGAAAGTCTTCCGCACATGGTCATAACCTCCGAGGTTCAACTCAGGTTAGTTGCTGATCGTGGTTTGCCCCATACGGATCTGCCGCAGTAACTCCTGGTTCTGGTGGAGAATGATATCCCGCTGGTTTTTGACGACCAGCAGGCTCCCAATTTGGCCATCAAGCTCTGACACTTTGCTTTTTAGCTCGGCAATCTCGGCTTGTGCTTTCTTGAGCTTGAGCTCAGCCGTGGCCTTATCGCGTAGAGCATCAGCTTGCATCTGGATCAGCCCCTGAATGTCCTGCCTGGCCTTTCGCAGTTGCAGGCTCTGCTCCTGGTACTCGTTCTCTAGCATGAGCGCGTGCTGCCTGCACATTTCCAGAGGCGTGGGGCTGCCAAGCCACCAGTCGGTGTCTTCGTCGATGTCCATGGGTAGGTATTCCGAACGCTGTATACACATACAGTATTCGAGATTTGGCGAAGCAGAAGGCTTGAGGCGACGAACTGCAGGTTTACCCGACGATCAGTCAGGCGTCATGAGGACCGCCAGGGTCAGCTTGATGAACTCTTCGTTCTCGTCGATGGTGTGCAGGGCGCCGCGGACGTTCTCCGCCACATCAGCGGAGCCACGCTGCTCGACCCAGTTCGAGATCTCCATGATGGAAGCTTCAAGGGCCAGCTGGTTTTCGTAGAGCTTGGAGAGCAGGGAAGGGAGCAGGTCTGAGTTGGGCATCGGCGTTCCTCTTGTGGAGTCAACAGCGTAGCAGCAGGCGCTTGGGAGCCGGCTCTAAAGTAATGAATGTTCGCTCTTGCCTAAAGCAAACATTTCAGCAACACAACTAACCCGAGAGAGGTATGACTAAGGATAACCAGGTGTTCCAGCCCTCTGGCCGATTCTCTGCATCAAACTCGTAGTAGCCTTTTAGGTTGACGTACCAGAGGTCTTTGCCGACCTTGAAGAAATGCCCGGCTTGGGGGCCTACGGCGCTGACTTTTGATTTGAAGTCGCCCAAGGTGGCACCGCTACCGCTATCCCCTGTGATCTGATTGTAGAAGTAACCAACCACGCCCAACTGAGTCTGGCTAGTGATGAAGTGCGAGGCACTCCAGTCCACGTGAGCATCGACGCCATTTTTATAATGGGTATCTGGGTTCTCCCAGTTGTAGGTCATGCCCGCTACGACGGAAAACTCGTTGGTTTTGTCGAAATAGGTGTATCCACCGCCGGCGTCAAGCGATGCATGGCCAAGTCCGATGTTCACCAGTCGATCCGGGTCATACGCGCCGACTGGCAGGTTACCCATGCTGTAAGCCATGAAGTTGTGAACACCATAGTTCCATTTCAGAGTGCCCAACAAGTAGACGTCGCTTGCACCCTTCAAACTGTCGTTCGTTCCACCGGAAAAGCTTCTGCCGCGGGGGCCAGTCAATGTCGCATCAACGGTGGCTTCGGATCTCCCAACGGCGGCTACCATCGAGATTGCTGCTTGAGCCCCTAGCAACGGTTCGGTGAATGTGTAGGTTGGGCTGGCAAAAAGCAGGTCAGCCTTTGCATCCAATCCAAGTGTGGTTCTGCCACCCCTAGGAAATGGCTTGCTGCCGCCGTCGCTAGCGTTAACGTGGTAATAGACAATCGGAAGACTCCAGCCGGGCGCAGTTGGCGCCGCCGCCAGCGTACCGAATTGGCCTGGTAGCCAAAAACTAATCCCGCCGTCATCAGCGTGCGCGGTGAAAGCAGTAATTAAGGCAAAAAAGCCAATCAGTCTTCTTGTTGTCATCGGGGGCTCTTTTAGGCGAACGATGATGATTTTTACGATTGTGGAAATCGAGTTAAGAACGCACTGAGAAGTAGCTTAGGCGAATTTACGTTTTTTGCCGGTAGCTGCCGCGGAGGGCCGTAATTGGCCAAAAGCGGCTATACGATGCGCCTCATGAGTCATGGGCTATTGGTGATTTGTGTACGGTCGGCAGGACGCCGGGGGAGGGGTGAATTCCTTTCCGCAAAAAAATGGCAGCCCTTGAATTTGCCGGGCTGCAGAGGACCGTTTTTACCTCTGGTGCGGAAAGGAATTGCTTCTATGTCTATGTATTAAAAGGAATAGTTTGCGGACTTAAAATCCCCCGCTCGTAAGGGCGTGCCGGTTCGATTCCGGCTTCGGGCACCATCTAAAATCAAGGGTTTGCGGGCGAAAGCTGATGCAAGCCCTTGTTTGTTTTCGGTCCGCAATTCCAGCTGTTGCCCCGCAACTTACTTAGTTGGCGTGACCTTTTACCCTATCTGGATGCAGCCATCTGCGATATTTCAGTTGTGATTGTTCGCAGGACTGCTCCGCGCACTAACGGCTTTGCAGTTTCTGAAGATATGGCGAGCGATGTTCGGAAGGGGCGGCTAACTAAGTCTCAGGAACGTACGCCTGTCAGCAAGACTTTTTAATCGCGCGCCCGTTATCGTGAAGGGTAGGGCTCCCCAAGTTCCCATCGCGATTGCCAGTGCGCAACGTACTGGCGTGTTACCTCCGGCCTATCGCGAATGACTACAACATTCTCGGAGTTGGCCGTCTCGGCGGACTGGGCAAAATTGAAGGAGCCGGTTTCGACGGTGTTGCCATCGACAATGATCGTCTTATCGTGGTGGAGGTGAAATTGGTCGTTGGTCCGCAACTCCACCCCGTTGCGGGTCACAAAGTCCATGGCGGCTTTACTCGTTTTACCCAGGTTGCGCTTCTTGTCGATCACCACCCGTACCTGCACGCCACGGGTCTTCGCGTCTACCAACGCTTGCATGATGTCGGGCGCCTGAAAGGCGTAAGCAAGCATCTGGATGCTGTGCCTGGCACCCTTAATCGTTTCCAGAACGAGTTTCCTGGCGGAGCCTTCCGGGGAAAAACCAACTTGAATAGTGGGTTCCCCATAAGAAAGACAGGGGGCGCCGAGCAGGGCCACCAGGGCTACGTGTCGCAATCTCATCATGCCGAAAGACCTTGCATTC